GGCTGTTCCGGGGTGACGACCGGCGCTGTGATGAGGGGCATCTACCTGGGCCTCCCTACGCGCTGGCGCGCCTCTTCCTGCCGCTGCAGCAGCTGCAGGTCCTCGACGCTGATCACCGACTGGCGGGGGTAGACGTTGTACGTCACGGGGGGAACCATCGCTGTACTGGCTGCCGCCGGCAGCGCCGGTGCCGCAGGCAGACCGGGGCGTGCGGCTCGCCCCGCCGGCAGGCGGCCGTCGCCGAATGTGCTGAGCATGGCCCGGGTCATTGCCGCGTCGAACACCCGCGCCGACTGCCCGAACACGACCAGCTCCGGCCCCTCCTCACCGACGAGGGCCAGCTCGCCCGCAGTCGGCCAGCCACCGCTGGCGTACTTGGACACGCCGCCCTCGCCCCGGATGGGCCTGCCGCTCGTATTGGACTCTGCGATCGTGCGTCGGCGGGTGGTGATGATGTGGTTCGTGTAGGTGGTGGCTGTCTTGCCGTCCAGCCGGTCAAGCGCCTGGCGTACGGCGGCGATCGACGCGATGGCTTGGCCGTTCCTCGTGAACACCTCGGTCCGCCCGTCGGGCAGTCGCCGGGTTTTCAGCCCGACCGCTTCGAGCGCTTCGATCGCCGCGGCGTTCAGCGTTTCCACCTTGATCGACTTGGCGCCAGGCGTGCGCCTGATCTGTGCCTGCACAGCCAGCAGACCCTGGATCGCGTCCTCACGTTCCAGCCGGACCGCCGTCTTGACCTCGCCCGGGGTGCCCAGCAACGTCTCGACGTACTTCCGGGCCTGTGAATCGCTCATGCCTGTGGCCTTGGCCAGCCGCAGCATCTCACCACGGAGCTGGTCCGACTTCTTCGTCATCGACCCGAGCGACTCACCCGCGGCAAGGCCGGCCGCCAGCATCTCGTCGTGCGCCTTCGCCGCCGAGCTCATGGCCTGGCCGTTCTTCCGGCCTGCTTCCGAGTTGAGGTCGAGCGTCGCCCCGTTGTCCTTGAAGGCCTCGGTCAGCGCGTCGATGCTCGCCTCGAACTGGATCTGCGAGTCGTAGGCGCTGCGGTTGGCGTCGTTGAGCGCCATGATGCTCTGCCGCAGGCCTTCGGCGCTCTGCTTCTGCGCGTCGAGCTGCCCCTGCACCTTGGCGGCCTGGTCCCCGAAGATGCCCATGCTCTGGGCCGCGAGCTTTTGTTCCAGAGCCTGTCCGGCCAGGGCGTCCTTGTAGTTGTCGAGCTCGCCGGTGAACTTGGCGACCTCCTCGGCGTTCATTCCCTTGGTCATGGCCTGGACAGCCGCCGCGGCCTGCTCCGCCTTGCCGCCACTGACCAGGCTGGCCAGGCCTTCGTCGATCGCGTCGACGTTCTTGGTGAACTCCTCGGTGGAGTCGCTGGCATCGAGGAAGCCGTTCGTGACGTCGGCGCCCCAGTTGTTGATGCTGTCGGCCACGCTCGGGTCGAGGACTGCCTTGACCTGTTCGTGCAGCTTCCCGAAGTCCTTGCCCAGCAGTTCGGCCGCGTAGCCGGTTGCTTTCCCGGTCCGCCCCAGCTCCCCCAGCGACGTGGTCAGCTTGTCGACATCCGGCGAGGTACCGCGCCCCGTCTGCGACAGCTCTGTCAACGCGATCAGCAGCAGGCCGATGCCCGTACCGGCAATGGCGAGTTTCGCGGTGCGTCCCAGAGTGGCAACCGCCGCGCTGGTCGCGGCGAGCGGCCCGGGTGCGGCGGCCGCGGCCGCGCGCATGGCGCCGATCTGCACGCCGAGCGCGGCCACGGCTGCACCGGCTGCGGCACCGCCAGCGGCAGCGAGCTTCACCGCCTTGATGGCGATGGCCAGCTGCAGCAGCAGCGCGATGGCATCGGGGGGTACTGCGGAGACGATGCCGGACAGGGCGTTGATGACCTCAAGCATGCCGACGCCGACACCGGAACCGGCCTCAAGGACGTTGAGCAGGGCCTCGCCGACGTTCTCCAGCGTGTCCCAGACGACAGGCCCCTGGGCTTGGGCCCAGTCGAAGAACTCGGCCAGGCCGCCACCGTCGTACTCGCCGCTCTCCAGCTTGGCCAGGAAGATGGTCAGCTCGTCGACGCCTCGGCGCATCGTCCGCTCGGTGAAGTTCGTGAACCGCTGGTTCAGCGCGTCGAACCCCGGGGTACTGACTGCACCACCAGCCAGCGTGATCAGACGGTCGAACTGGGTCGATGCGCCCTTTACCAGTCCGGTCGTCTTGGGCAGCAGCTCGTTGGCCACCGCGACACCCTTGGTGAACGGGCCCATCACGTCACCGGCGAGATCATCGGACCACTGCTCGAAGTTGTCCGCGAGGAGACCGACCGCGACCGCCGCTTCACGGGTCGCGGGCGGCATCGCCGCCAGGTGCCGCTGGTACTCCTGCTGCGCCTGTGCTGCTTCCTTACTGCCCCGCCCGGAGGCGGCGACGGCCTCCTCGTACTTCTTCTGCGCGTCCCTGGCTTCGGTGACCTTCCCGATCTGCGGGCCCAGCGCAAGGGCGTAGACGCCGGCCGCCACGGCGACCGCACCGAACTGGGCGGCGACGGCGGCCGCCGAACTCGCCAGGCCCGCGGTCGCCGGAATCGCCGCCGGAGCCAGCGAGATGAGGTTCGCTTTCAGCGCGTCCCCAAGACGCCCGGCCTCGTCCGACAGCGCGGTGAAGCGCCGCTGGACGATCCCCGTCCGGTCGTCGAGGATCCGCTGCGCGTCAGCCACCGACAGGAACCGTCCCTGAAGGTTGCGCAGGTTGCCGTCTGCGTCCGCGGTGATGCCGGCCATGCTCAGCCGGAGCCGGTCCGCCGAGTTCGCGGTGCCGTCCAGTACTCGGCTCAACTCGTCACGGCCGGCCAGGGTGAACGTCAGACGCTCAGACACAGCTCACCCCCTCAGTGATGCGACGTGCTGGTCCAGCCACGCGACCAGCCGCAGGAACCGGCCCACAGGAAGCCGGTCGTACTCGGACGGCTGCACGTGCAAGAAGTGGTAGAACAGCGGCTCGTACTGCTCGATCAGCCCGCGGAGTCCTGGCGGTGGCGCACCAAGTGGCCTTTTCCCAGCGCGTCGAGCGCCGCATCGACGTCCGCCGGGTCCTCGGCGAGCTTCCGCAGATCCGGCAGCAGCACGTCGATGCTGGCGTCCTCGTTCTTCGCCAGGGCCTGACTCATGACGTTGGTGAACACGTCGTCGATCTCACTGCGTTCGATGCGCGCCCGCAGCCGCCGCTTCCAGCCAGGCACGTCGAAGTCGGCGAACTGCAGGTCCTTGTCCGCGCGGCGGCGGAATGCCCACAGGACAGCGCGCAGCGCGGTGACGTCCTGCGCGCGCAGCAGATTCTCGATGCCGCGCCACGGGACGTCCCCGCCCATCGCCTCTTCAACGGCGGCGGCCTCGAGCGCCGACAGGTCCTCGGTCGACCACTTCTCGACGGTGCCGTCGTCCTGCGTGTACGTGATGATCACGTGGTTCCTCTTCTCACTGAAGGTCCCGTCGTACATCGCCCAGGACCCGCTCGATCTCGGCCCGCATCCGCGGGGTTCCGGCCTGGACGGTGTTGGACCACCAGCCGGTCGGCCGCGCCGTCTGGGTCGCCCACCGGCGGCGGTTGCCGAACACGGGATGCCTGACCCGGCCTGCCTCGATGACCCAGGGCATGTTCCGTATGTCCGCGGGGAGCTGGGCCCGGTCGATCCAGATGCGGGCGCCAGGGTTGGCGCCCTGCCTGACACTGATCCGTATCGCGGCCGCGATGGTGGCTCGCAGAGGCCGCGTGGTGGGCGAGGGGCCACCTCTGGTGCGGCGGCCCGGCCCGGGAAGCTGCACGGAGCGGATCGACCGCCGCAGGTCCTTCTGAAGCGGCTCAGCGGCCCGCCGCACGCGACGGCTGAAGTTCTGCCGCAACCGCGGGCCGCCCGCCCTGCGCATACGGCGGGACAGGTCCACCAGCTGTCCGGTGCCCAGAACCTGTACCGACCCGGCCATCGGTCAGGCCGCGGCGGGAATGGCGACGTTCTCGGCCGGCTCGCTGGTGATGGCGAACTGGGCCATGATCTGGGCGGCCTGGTCGAGTTCCCTCACTTTGGCCTGGCTGGTGACCGTGACCGGGTACACGTCCATGGTCTGGGTAGGGACGTCACCCTCGTCCATCCACACGATGAACCCGCTGGCCTCGCGGACGAGCAGGGTGCGGATGTCGTCCGCGTCCTTCGACGCCCAGAAGGTAAGGCTGGAGTCGGAGGCCGTGATCTCGCCGCCCACGACCGGCGTGAACCGGCTGCCCAGGGCCGGGGTCGGCACGGTGCCCGAGGTGGTCTGCCACCCGGCCATCGCACCGGTCTCCGCCTCCAGCGCCGTACCGGCGCCCAGCTCCGCCCTCGTCGGGCTGTTCTTGTTCGCGATCGTCGGCACCCACAGAACCTTCGTCACGCCACGCCGGTAGTACCGGATGGACGCGTTGATCGGCGTCGCCATCAGCTTTCTCCCTCAGCCCGCCGGCGGCCCTTCGCCGCAGGCGCAATCTCGGTGGATTCGCTGGACTGGTCGCTGACGACCTTCCAGCCGGACCGCTTGTACACAGGCACCGAAATCTCGGGGACTTCGATCTCCTGCTCGATGCCGTCGTGACTCATCCGCACCCCCATCGGGCGCTCCTCTCTACGTGAAGGCCCTACCGGCCACGGTCAGAAGCAATGTGGCGCGCGCGCCCTTCTCCGTCTGGTCCGGCAGGAGCTGGGTGCCGCCGATCGCCGCCTCCAGCGACGCCAGGCCCAGGCTCGGGCTTGCGCGAAGCCACGCCTCCACCCGCGCGGCGATCTCGTAGGCGCGAACCCGGACGGCTCGCACATCGGTGTCGCCGCTCTGGGCGATTGCCGCCACGGTGATCTGAAACTCTTCCTCGCGGCCTGTGCCGAGGTCGGACCAGCCGCCCACGGACTGTGCTGCCTGGAAGTCACCGTTGGGATCGCCGTCCCAGCCGACGATCAGCCAGTCCAGGACGGCATCCTCGGTCACCTCCGGGCCGTCCGCCACACGCACGTTCGCCAGCTCGGCGTCTGCCTGTCCGAGCTCCACCAGCCGGTCGATGACCTCGGGTACTCGTGATCCCATCTACTCCGCTCCAGGGGGAAGTCGGTCCGGCTCCAGCAGCTGCAGGGCGCGGTTGGGTACGGCGTACCCGAGGCCAGGGATGAGCTCGGTGACGTTGTAGTCCTGGCCGCCGCCGGCCAGGCCGCCGCGGTTGCCCCGCTGGGTGAGCCAGAGGTGTTCGAGGATGATCCGGGCGGCGCCGCTGATGTTCTCCGCGATGACCGTGCGTCCGGCTCGATAGGTGAAGCGAAGCCGCCCGGAGAGCCTGCCGCCGTCCAAGCGGAAGACTTCCCCGGTGGACCCGTCCACGCCCAGGTCGTCCGGGCTGTAGGCGGCGGCTCCCGTCAGGACGGAGTCGACGGCCGTGACCGCGATGACGGGCGTGCGTCGCAGCACGACCGCCGCGGCGTTGCGGACCTGGTGCTGCTCGGTGAACGAGCGCGCGGTGACCGGCCCGACGTAGTACTCCACCGCCAGGGTGGTCGCGTTGTTCCAGAACCGGACTTCGTCGTCGTCCTTGGTGCTCTTGAGGTTCAGGTGGTCTCTGGCGTCGGCCAGCGACAGGATCGCCGGGGGCGCCGCCTCCTGCACGTCGAACACGTCGGTATACGCGGCGGCGGGCCCGGTCCACACCCAGCGCACCGCATGTCGTCCTGGGGCCGTGGTGACGTAGTCGGCCTGGTAGCGGCCGGTGTCCGTCTCGGTGATGGCCGGGGTGACGTTCGTCCCGTCCGGCAGGGTGACCGTCACCGTGGCCGTCACCGCGGTGGTGAGGGTGCCGCCCGGGTCACGGCACTCCGCAGTCAGGCGCGCCGTCGCGCCGAGATCGAACGGCACGGCCGGCCTACTCGCCGCTGTCGATGATGGTCTTGCGCTTCTTCCCGGCGGCCTCGGCCGTCAGGACCCGCTGACGCTCGGCCTCGTCGGCGTTCTTCAGGTACGCGAGGACCTCAGGCGCCTGATGCTCGCTCGGGTCGAACGGCGTCGTCTCGGTGGGTGGGGTCAGGGCCCGGGGCTCTCCCGGGTCGGCCGTCGCCTGCTCGGTCCGAGGACGGCGCGCGAGGTGCGCGTCCACGGACTCGAACGCACTCTCGCGGCCCTTCACGACCGGGTCGTCATCGGCGACGATCTGCCCCGCTTTCACCACGCGCGGCGCACCTTTCGGGCCGTAGGCGGCGAAGGACCTCTTACTCCGCAGTGCCATGGGTTTCTCCAATCTGGGCACGTCGGCGGGCCCCACCCCGGAGTCGTGAGGTGGGGCCCGCAGAATGCACCTACGGTCAGACGGCGGTCGCGACGTTGAGCATCCGGAACGCGGCGTCGTTCACGGAGTCGGCACCGACCCGGTACCAGGCGTACCAGCCGCGCTGCCCGGTCGGCCGGCGGTTGGCGCCGACCAGGTGCGGGATGAACTCCACGGTCATGCCGATTCGGTCGGCGATCACGTAGTGCTCGAAGTCGCCGAGGATGAGGATGCGGTTGTCGCCCGCCGCGGCCGGGTCGAAGGAGGCGTCCATGGCCTCGGCCTCCAGCGCCGGGCGTCCGACCAGCTGCGCAGGAACGTCCGCGCCGATCCGCTCCCACAGCTCCGCACCGCCGTTGGTGTCGAACTGCCGCACCAGGTTGTAGATGCCGCGGTTCGCCAGCCAGGAGGCGTTCGCCCTCCAGCGCGCGGGCAGCGCACCGTCCATGGCGTAGATGTCGGCCGACTCGAACGTCTCGGCCGTCACCGGGTCGATCTCGCTCGCGGTGCCCGTCAGCGCGGTCACGATGCCGGTCGGCTGCTTGGTGCCGGTACCGGCGATGAACGCGTTCGCCTCCAGGTCGTCCTTGCCGAACGCGAGCAGGCGGCCGACCTCCATGGTGACGTTCTCGGCGTCGTCCATCGCCTCGATGGAGATGGGCACGAACCCGTCCGCCTTGTGGACCGGCACCTCAGGCTGCCCGAAGGCCGGGGCGTTGTCCCCGGCCTCGCTGCCCTCCTCGGCCCACCGCCACTGGACGGCGCCCGCCGAGACGCCGTGCCACACGTCGCCGGTGGCGACGACCTGCCGGGCGGCCTGCCGGATCTGGTTCCGGGACCCGTTGGACGTGATGATCACCGTGGGGTCGAGCTGGAACGGCACCAGGTAGCCGCCGGCCGTGTCGGTCAGCGACATGGCACGCTCCAGGGCCCGCTGCTCCTCCGGGGACATCATGTGCCCGCGCCCACCGGCCAGCTTGGACCAGGCCCGCAGGTACTCCGGGCTGGACGTGGCCAGGCACATGCGGGCGATCGTGCCGCGCTTGTCGTCGAACCGCTCGATGATGCTGGTCGCCGCCGACCGGATCGGGTCGTTCGCGGCGGCCATCTTCTCGACCGCGGCGAGCGCCCGCGCCTTCAGCTCGACACCGACCTGCTCCGGGGACCGGTCGAACGTGCGGACCTCCGTCAGATCCCACGGGTTGCGGAACCGCCTGTCCTCCACGGAGTCGGGGTTGAGGATCGGGTCCTCGTTGTAAGCGCGGCCGGTGGCGGCGCTGCCCGGCACGACCGCGACCGCGGCCGGCGGCCGCCCAGTCGTCTGGGTCGCGGCGCGCACGCGCTCCAGTGCGCTGCGGCGCTCCAGCTGACGGCGGTGGTCGTCGACCTCGGCGAACTCGGTCGTCAGCTCGTTGAACTCACGCTCGTCGTCATCGGTCAGTGTGTCGCGCTGCTCCAGCTCTTCCAGCCGGGCGCGGATCTCACGCAGGCGGATGACGGCCTGCTGGTGCGAAAGCTGAAGCTGTGGCATCAGCTCGTCTCCTTCGTGTCGATGGACGCCAGTACGCCGTCCATCAGCTCGCCGATTTCGGCCAGCTGAGAGCGCATGCGGACTGTGCGGGGAGAGGGCGACGGGTGCCCATCGGCGGGCGGCGCGTCTGTGGTGCTGGGTGCCGTCGGGTGCCCGGGTGCGGGCGGCGCGACGGCGGATCGTTCGGCCGGGTGCCCAGGCTCGGGCGGCGCGGCCGTCTGCTGCTGGCGGAGAGCCTCACGCACGGCGGCGCTGAGCTGCTCCGGGTCTTCGGTGCCCGCCACTGTGACGACGAGGCTGGGCGGGGAGTCTTGCCGGTACAGCAGGGCGGTGGCGACCTCGCGGCGTAGTGCCGGGTCGTCGGGGACCTGCGGCGCCAGCGCGGCCGCGTCGCGGGCGAGGGAGGCCCGCAGGCGGGCGCGGGAGTCGCTGTCGTCGACCAGGCCGTGCGCGACGTCCCGGGCTCGCACCGACACGGACGTACCGACATAGGCCGGGAAGACGACAGGACCGAGCTCGCGGCACTTCAGCTCGATCAGCTCGCGCTGCAGCGGCCCACGGTCGCCAGGCATCCACAGCAAGTCCAGCACCTCGTCCGCCTTGACGAGCTTGCCGTTGACGTCCCGCCACTCCTCGCGGACCACCTCGAACCGGAAGCTCATGCCGTTCACGGTCTTCTCGGCGATCGCGTCGCGGATCGGCTGCATCAGCCAGTTGTCGGTGATGCGCGCCTCGACGAACAGGCCGTCGTCGTCCTCGCGCAGGTCGGCGATCGCCCCGATCGGGATACTCCCGATCAGCGGGTGACGGCCGTGGTCGAACTGAAGCACCGGGATCTGCTCGCGGATCGTCTTGCGGAAGGCACCCTTGCGGATGGTCTCGGTGAAGTGCCCTTCCCACGAGTTGATCTCGGTGGCCTGACCGAAGACGGCGGCGTAGCCGGACAGCGTCCGGCCGTCGCCCTCCTCGTCGCTGTCGGCGCGCTGGAGCTGGAACGGAGCCGACCGCATCAGGTCGCGGGCGACGGACTGCATGGCGGGCATCTCAGGCCCCTCCCTCGATCGGTCGGATGGCGTCATGGAGCGCGGCGGCCAAGGCCCGCGTGCGGGCATCGGACGGCGGCGCCGAAGTGCCGGGCGCCTGAAGCTGCACAGAGAACAGGCCGGTGTGCACCAGCAGACTCCAGTCGCTGGCGGTGACGGCCGCCATCACGGACTCCGGGGTGTATCCGGCGTCGACCAGCGTGCGGATCGTGCGGGACTGCAAGCCCTGGATCTCGGCCGCGTCCCGGGCGTCCTCCCGCAGGAACGGCACGTCGCGGGCGTCGTACCAGAGCCGCACCGCGCCGGACGTGCCGCCACCGGGCGGCCGGACCAGCCGGGAGAAGGACCCGGCGGCGTTCTGCCACAGCGGGTGGATCGTGCCGTCCGCGAAGCGCCGGCGGGCCTGCCCATAGTTGCTGTACGTCGCGGCTTGGAGGCCCTCGGACAGGCCGACGATAATGGGAGGCACCCCGGCCGCCGCAGCGATGCGGGTCTCGCCGGCGCCCTGGACCTTCGCGAAGTCGAGCTGCTTGAAGTCCGCGCCGACGACCGTGACGTCCGCGCCGCCGCCCAGGTACAGCGTCTTGTACGCGTTCTCGACGCCCCGGTGGTTGGCCTCCATCTTGGCCTTGAACTTGGCGAACGCCTCCGGGCTCACCTCGCGGGCCAGACGCACGACCATGTTCGGTGTCGCGGCGTTCTCCAGAAACTTCCGCTTGTGCCGGGCCATCAGCCCGTCGTTCTGCACCTCGCGGATCACCGGCGTCAGCCAGGACATCCCGCGGTACGTCGCCAACGGATCAGGCACGGGCGCGAAGTGCGCCACCTCGTCCGCGAGCAGCGCGACCGGCTCCTCGCCGGGCTCCTGGTAGATGTAACCCAGCTTCCGCCAGCCGAGGTGACCGCCGCGGTGCTCGCGGCGTTCCAGCACGATGTACACCCAGTCCGGCCGCATCCGGACCACCTCGTTGTCGAGGCGCGTCCAGTACGCGTTGCCCGCCAGGTCGGCGTCCTGGATATCCCGGGAGAGCAGGTCCTGCGTCGTCCCGCCCGGCCACGGCTCCTCCAGCAAGCGCAGCTCCGACGAACCGAACATGGCGGAGGGGGTGCCGTTGTTCAGCCGCTGCCACGTGAACCGCGGCGCGGAGAACACCATCTGCCGAGCGACCATGCACGCCCAGATGACGGGGTTCGTCGCGAACAGCTGCGCGTACCCCGGCAGGTCCGTGGGCGCCTTCTCTGCGGCCTGTCCGGGCTGGGTCTGGGTAATGCCGAGTGCCGAGAAGCCGCCGTACCCCAGGGAGTCCTGGAGCGCCTGCGCGTAGTCGTCGATCGTGCTGATCGCCCGGGACTCGGTACGGGAGCGGGAGGACCGCCACAGGTTCACCACGGGCCCTCACCTCGGCTTTCCTTCGGCGGGGCCACGTCCATCAGCAGCAGGCAGTAGGCCCCCAGACCGAGGCCGGCCGTCATCAGCGCCGCCGCCAGGTCGACGGCGAGCCCGATCCCGACGGTGAACAGCCCGCCGCCTGCCACGACGCCCGCACGGGCGAGCGCGGTACGCGTCATCCGAATTCGGCCCACGGCTCCACCTCCTCCTCCGGCTCCTCGACTTCCGCCGAGAGGCCCCACCGGGCGTTCGTGGCCGCGACCAGCGGCGTGATATCCACCCCGACGCCACGGCGGGCCCACGCCCATGCGTCGCCGAGGTCTCGTTTCCTCGCGCCGGCCAGCGCGGTGGCGAGCGGCGCCTGGTCCAGGTGCACGATCCTGCTGGCGGCGACCGCGTCGTAGAACTGGCCGACTGCCCGCACGACGTCTCTGGTCTTCATCTCGACGACCGGAGCCAGGAGCTGGGGCTCCTCGTCACCTTCCGCGTCCTCCTCCGGGTCGACCTGCAGACCCTTCTTGAGGTCGCGGATCAGCGAACCCGCCGGACTGCCCGTGTCGATCACGAAGCACCGCGGGTGCCACTTCTCTGCCAGCTCCCGGGCCCGCTTGACCACCCAGTCCGTGCCGGGCCGGTTGTCGACGACCTCGACGTGCACGGCCTCGCCGCTCTGGCCGGCCACACAGATGCTCGCGTGGCTGCGCTCCGGCGTGACGTCGATGGCGAACGCCACCGGGTCGGCGGGCTGGCTGTCGCCGTCCGTCAGCGCTTCCCAGGCGTCCTTGCCAATGACCGCCCAGGCGTCGCCCTCCTCGGCCGGGTACTCGCCGACGCCGAGCCGCTCGCGGGCGTAGCCGTCCTTGCTGAGCGTGGCCCGCTCGTTGGCGACCTTCGCCAGCGTCAGCCGGTAGCCGAGCGCCGGGTTGGCCTTACGCACGGCCTCGTCGGACGCTGGATCGTCGTGCTTGTCGCAATCCTTCGGGCACTCCTTGACGTGCAGGTCCGCCGACCACTCCATGTAGGCCAGGGACGGGTCCGGCACGCCGGCCTCGATGGCGGCGAGCGCGCGGCGCCTGAGCCGCGCCAGCTGCACGGATTGGGGGCCGATGCCCGCCGAGCCCAGGTACCAGATCTGCGGGTCCTCGATGGCGGCCATCGTGGGCAGCAGCGCGTCCATCTCGTTGTCGCCGAGGATCATGTCCTCGTCCATCATGTTGCAGTGCCCGCTGAAGCCGCGGCCGCTGCCTTTGCTGCGGGCGATGAACCGCAGCATGCGGCCGTCGTGCAGCTCGATGCTCTCCTCGCCCGTGGTCTGCCAGTACCGCTTGACACGTTTGTGCAGGTCAGGGCATCCCCGGATGAGGCGTTCGATCCGGCGGAACGCGTTCTTCGCCGTCTTGAATTCGTGGGCGCTGTGGAGGATCAGCTCCTCGCCGCCGATGAACAGGCCCCACAGCTCGCGGGCCTCGATGATGCCGCCCTTGCCGTTCTGGCGAGGGACGTTGACAGCGATTTCGAAGGCGGCCCAGGACCCGTCGGGCTTCTCGGCCATGCCGACGCGGAGCACGTGCTGCTGCCATGGGTCCAGCTTCAGCCCGGCCTTGGCCGCGAGGTCGATGGCCTCCTGTCCGGCGCTGCTCGCCGAGGGCGGCGCGGTCTGGATCGGCGGTTCCTGCCAGCCATACACGCGGCTGTCGTCAGTCCCCGGAGGCCTGCTGCTGGGCGGCTGCTCGGCGCTTCGCTCGCTGCTCAGCAATGTCATCGACCGCGTCCCCCTTCGACTCGACGGGCGCGAGCTTGCGCAGGTCGTTCATGATCGAGCGGAGCTTGTCCGCGCCGGTCGCCTTCTCTGGCAGGGATTCCGCTACGTCGATCGCCTCGGCGAGAGCGAGGGCGACGGCCGCCATTCCGGGCGAAGTCTCGTCGGCGCGAAGATCGTCGAGTTCGGCAGCGATCTCGGAGGCGACGGTCATGATCACCTCCAGTCGTCACACAGTGTCGCGTCACTCTGTGTGACGGCCTGCTAATTCAGTCGAACCGAGTTCGCGGTGATTAGGGCCAGGATTTGGCCGCGCAAAAAAT